AGTATTACCGTGGTTTGCTATTGGTTTGCCAGCGTCTTCTATTGCGTATACATCACTTGCCGCATAATATAAATCCATATCAACAGCTTCTTTTGGATATGTTTCAAATATAGCTGGATCTGAGGAGGAATATGTATCTCCACCCGTCATGTACAATTTTAAAAACTCTACACCCGCCAAAGTTGTTTCGTCTGCTCCATTTGGATAAGGGGTATATGCAATAGGCTTATCAACGATTATATTAAAACGAACAACACGTCTAGACCCATATTTACCAGAGCCATGTCTACCTGTTCTTCTGTTGGCCACACAATAAGCTGACCTGTATGTTTTCTTTATAGTATATGTGTTTGCTGGGTTTTCTTTATTAGGATCATCTGTAAATCTAAATTGAGAACCAGCTGTATCTAATTGTTTTGCAAAGCCAATACTATCTGCTCTATCAGGGTCATTACTTGGCCACCCCCACCAAACGTGTAGCTTTTCGTAAAAAGCCTTCTTGTTTTCCCATGGGTTACCAAATCCGTGAAAAGATATACTAAGTTTTCTTTGCCCGACTTCAACACCTAAACCTGTTCTAGGAAAATTAGATGGGTTGCCTGATTGATATTTTATATCGCTACCAGCTCTTTTCCTTACATCTAGCGGGTTTACTTTATCCCAAAACCATTTTTTACTTAACCTAGGTGAATCCTCTTTCCACCAAGAAGTTTTTGCTTGTTTATTTATATAAGCTACATCTTTTGCATATTCAACAAACAATTGCCCGTCTTCTTGCCCTTTTAATATATTTTGTTCTAATACAGCGTCTTTATATACTTTAACAAAAAATCTACCATCAAACTCTGGTTTTCTTTTATATTCAACCTGGTACATACTTATAGTGAAGGTATCAGATGATCTATTAGAATATTCATATGGTTCCCCGTTTGTAGTGAAAGCCACAGATACATTCATTGGCGCTTTAAGTTGCACCCTATATATCGAGTTTTGTTTTTGTATACTTGTTATTTCAAACTTGTCACTTATATTAGCTCCCCCTGATATTTGCATAAACAAATCAGGCTTGCCTATAACATTTTGGCCGTCTTCTCCAAATAAATTTTCAAAGCTTTCTTCTGTAAGTTCAACAAAACCCCTGTCTCTTAAAGGAAAGCCTGATGCTGTAAAATCAGTTGAACCAGATCCTTTTAATGTATATGATTCTCTAATAGAATCGGGGGCTTCATTTGATATTGCCAGTATTTTGTATCTAGCTGGGTCAGGAATAAATGTTGGGTCATCATGCTGCTTTTTTAATTCCAGAAAAGTTTCTTCGTCAACTTTATTTCTATCAGCAGAAGGAAACGACAACCAAACACTTCCATCTTCTGGCAAATAAAATCTATCTAAAGCTAAATTATAATACTCATTTGCTGTTTCTTTAATGTAATATTTATAATGTGTAGCCCAGTTAGGCGGATTATTTGTTAAGTTGACATTTATAGTATTGTATAAATTGGCAAATTCTTTTGCTAGTGATCTACCGCCGGAATCGTTTGTAAATACTGGTGTTTGTCTTCCGAATTCATCCATATAAACAACACCCATTTGATATGTTCTTGCTGTTTTTAATGACTCAATAGGTGTGCCCGCTATGGGGTCACTACTTAAATTTTCACCCGAATTTGGGTCTATGTCTTCATTCTTAGTTGGATCATGCACAATTGAAAAATCAAACGTAGGTATAACTTCGTCACCAGCGTAGTCAACCATGTTAAAGTTCTGCGTGTAGTTAGCAAATATTAACCTGTTAGCTGTAATTTCCTGCGCTAAAGCTTTCCTAGGTACGTTATCGTAAGGCCTTAATATTTGGTTAGAAGGTAGTAATGAAGATATTAATTCTGTTTCTATTTTAATTCTACCTGTTGCGGAACCAGTTGGATTTCCATACGTGTTGTCGTTCCATTGATCACTATCTCTTTCAATAGTATCAACTCTGTATACGTTTGTTGATGCAGTATCTTTATATAATATATCTATCGCTACAACATCAGGCGGTATGTCTGGCGGCACAAAATCTCTAACTTCTAATACTCTCACATTATTGGTCATTGCTAAGTTGTAACCATCTTCTCCGTTGTATTCAAATTCTTCACCTGGTATAAAAGCTATATCTGTAAAGGGTGAAAACACAGAAAACTGGTTATCATCATATTTATACCTTGTAGCAAATCTAGGAAACTTAAATTCAAATAGCGGGTCATCAAGCTCTAATTCAACTTCCCACCCCTGTATGCCTGTGGGTATTTCAGAGCCTGCAGTCTGCAATTCACAACTTGCAGAATATTCACTAAATACTTCTAATACTTTTAGTCTAACTTGAAAATCTCTATCGTACTCATCGTCAGGATCTTGTATTGTCAGCAATAGAAAATCACCAGCAAAATAATTAACAGGATTAGTCCAACTATATGTGTCAACTGTACCAAAATCTTCAATTATGATTTCTGTAGGGTCAACTAAAGGATCTGTAGTATCTAACGTAGCAAACTGAGCAGATGTTGTTGTGTTAACCTCGCCATCTCTAACGGTTGTTTTCTTGTAGATTGTTGGTGCTAATAAAGGGGATTTTTTAATAACAGTAACGTCTTGAAGTATGAAGTTACGCCCAAATACTTGTGTGTGTGTTGCAAAGTCAACTGTGCCTTCTCTAAATTTACTTATTTCAATTTTCTTTGGCTCCGAATTATTATCTGTAAAAAACAAAAACCCATCACTATCAGGCTCGCTACCTATTATGTTAGCTCCTGTGATTAGTTTATTTTTTTTAAACTTCAATACGCCAACCCTGGGGTCATTGACATCTTTAATATCAACCAATACTGGATATAAGGTATCATTAGTCTGATCGTATTGAACAATAGCGTCAACTGTAGCCGAAGTTATAAACCAATATATTCTTTCTTTTGCGGGGTCTTTAATTGAGCCTATAGCAACCGCATCATCAGGGATATACTTAGAGCCGTCAGGGGTGTAGGTACTCCATGTTTGGTGCAACTGAGTTAAAGGGTCGAATAATCTATTTATTCTTTTTTTGTTTCCTAAAAGTGTTTGAAGTGTACCAACATCTGATCCATCAGAAGTAGCAACCTCTAAATTTAACGCGTCCCTATACTCGCCATTTGGAACTAATCGTTCATCAAGGTCTTTGTTCATTTTGCCCTTGATGAAGTTTCTTATTAATTCTGGCATATTTTAGTGTTTTATTTGCTTAGACTTGCCTCTCATTATTTGAGTTAGCTCTTCTATTTTTATATTAGATAATCTTAATTTAGCGTTTCTTTTTTCAGCTCTTAATTCTTTTTTATATCGCTGTACCATATATTCTGGTATTTGCGGCCTGGTAGATAAAACAGCGTAAGCTATATATTTATACATTGCTTCTTCTGCTAATTTATGTATTTTCATGTCCTCATCATACGCGAGTCCATCAGATAAATATTTTAGTGTTACTATTTTACCGACTATATTAGAGCTAAAATGAATTATGCCAGCTACAGGGTCTATAAAGAACACTCCATTAGCATTTGTGTATTGAGGGTCTAAACCATAGCGTCTGCCTATATAATGTTCAGCAAGTAAATCGCTATTATTTACATTCTCATTTATATTTGTTGTATGGTTACCTTTAAACTTTTTCCATGTCTCCGATGGCTTAGGTTTAACTATTTCCCTGTTCTGCTCATCAAACACATACTCATATTCATTATCTTGCAGGTAAGGTATTGGGTCGCTTGTTTTTATTGCGGGATATAATATTCTTTCTATACCGCTATTGTCAAGCCATGAAATTTTTATATAGTTCACATAATCCTGAGGCAATATAAAATTCAACAAAGGCCCTACTTCAATTTCAACAGACCTGTTTGATGGTAGCACATCAAAATTAAATTCCTGTAAACCTCGCTGAGCATGAAAAGCAATATCAGTTCTTTTTACTTTTGATATAATTTTACCCTCGCCAACGTAAGCTATTATGAAATTATTTATAATATCTTTTATAGACACAAATTGATAATCGCCATACGTTTCATCATAGCTATTCCATCTCCCGTCTGGTCCAAGGTAATATTGCTCGTTATTTTTATTTATTAACCCCATTTATTAAGCTTTTTCTTGTTGTGTATTTTTTGCCTCTTCTTGGGCAGCGACTTGGTAAACATCCATTGACCTTGTGCTAACTCCAGCTAATTCTAATATTTTAATTACAAGCTCCGTTTCTTCAGATGGATGTAATTCAAAATTAACAGCGTGGCTAGAGTCGTATAACGCCTCCCCATATACTATTTGATATGCCCATTCAACTTTAGCGGGCTTTCTAATATAACTGGCTTTAACGTCGGCAGTTATTTCTGCGTCACCATAAACTTTTAGCCCTCTATCATCTGCCACATAAATTGGGCGTGTATTTTTAGGTTTTGTTAAAGGTGAAGAATTAATATACAAATAATCTTTTGCATTTATTCTTTCAGCTTCTATATCCTCTGTTATTGTTTGTCTATAAACTTGAGGGTCAGCAACTGGAAAGTTTGCAATTTGGGTTGGAGATGGCAAAAGATCTCTTGTGGTTGTATTTGTATATACTATTGTACCTAATCGATAAAGGTCTGTAGGTAATTCAAACGTACCATTAGAACTGAATAGGTAATTTAAAGTTGCGCTAGTTTGGAATAACGCGATCTTTTCATTAAGTATTTTAAGCATATCAGAATATGCCGTGTTATTTCCAGGCATACGTCCAAACTGATTTATGTCATAAAAATATTGTTCGAACAAATCTAACTGAGCTTGATTTGCAAACAAATTAAATTCCTGAGGCGTAACATACCCTCGTTGTTCTTTATTGAGTATACTTAAAACTCTTTGATAAACAGTATCTATACTTACGCTCATATTTTTTTTTATTATAGTAATTAAGCCGCATATAGCGGCCTAACCACTATTGCTAACTATTTTAGCTTTTTTTGAATTGCTTTATATACTTCAACTCCTTCGTCTGTTTTAAAGAACGCCGCTAATGCAGAATAAGGGTTTTCGTCAAATGGGACTGTCATTAATTTTCTATCGCCATCACCATATGTAAATGTTCTTTGGTCTTGTGATAATTTAATTAATCCCGCTTCAGTTGCTTTAATACCGAAGTTTCTAAGCTGTACATTATCATCATTAGCTAATTCAATAACTAATTGAGGATTTCTTTTAGCCATAATGAGTATATCTCTTTTCAGCTCCTTAGATGTTCTTGTATTAATTTCGCTTCCGTATTCAACTCTAAGTATTGCTTCAACTTGTTCAATGTCTAATGTCTTAGCCAAGTTTAAAGCTTCAATTTCTAATTCAATCCAATCAGTTTCATATTCAGCAGTCATTACCGCATCATACTCTTCATAAGCTTTATCTTTTAATGGATGATATAATGAAAGTAATTTCTGTAGGTTTTGCTGTTCTTTTGGAACTCTAAGCGCACCATCTCTAATAATGATTCTGCCTAAAGTAGCTGTTCCTTTTTGTTCGTCTACAAATGGAGAGCTCTGATTAGTTGCATACCTTAATTCTCTTTGTTCGCCAGTGCTTTGGTCAAACCATAGTAAAGATCTTTTAAGTGAATGCTTTGAAGGTAATGTAAAAACTAATGGTTTTTTGTTACCTTTTAATGTATATAATCTATCTTTTATTTCCCAGCCTTTTTCTACAGCTGGAACTTCTTTTGTTTTTCCCATGATATAATATAATAAAAATGTTAAAAATAAGGGACTGGGCGTCTTTTTGAGCTTTGCTTTTTGACGCCCGCCTCCTTATATAAATATTAAGCTTGTGTCTTTTTCAATAACACGAAGTTGTTTGCAGCTTGTACACAAAGTGCTCTTTCAGATAAGAAATGAACATTCATTTCATCCGCGTCACTTGTAAAGTTACCGCCAACAGATCCAGTAACCCAGTTCTTCATCTTTCTGTCATCAGCTTCAGAAGCTCTGTAGCGTACGTGTAAGAAAGGTCTAGAAATGTTTTTACCTAATTGTTGATCATATACTGTACTTGTACCAGCAGGAACAATAACTCCTTCAATATCAGCAATTAATCCTCTTGTTACAGAGTCATTTAGATATTTCCAGTCAGTTTTATAGAAGTCATAAGAACCTCGTCTGAAACCAGAGAAACCTAAGTTAAGTGCCATATCAGCGTCGTTATCGAATACACCGTAAGATGTACCACCAGCTCCATATGTATTTTGCAATGCAAGCATATTGTCAATAGATAAAGCAGTAGCTCTGTCTAAGAACATCATATTCTCTTCAATTGCTCCTTGCTTATCTAGCTCCTGTAGTATTGTATCGAATTCTGCAATTCCAACACCATTCGCTGCACCGAAGTCAGAGTCATTGTAAACAAGACCTCTAGTTTCTAATGCAGAGAAAAGTCCTTCAGAACCTTCAACATTTCCACTTCCACCAAAACCAGTTTGAACGATTTGTCTTTGAGTGCCGTTTACGTTTAATGCTTTTTCAGCTTCAACCATTGACATCTCTAAGTAATCTTCAAAACGTAGTCTTGACTCGTGCTCAGATTTTAAATACCATAGGTAACCAGACGTACCAGCTTCAGTAGTTACTTCTACCCAACCAATTTGAGCAACATCAGAACCGTTAACATTATATTTATCTCTAATGATTAATGGTTTGTTGTTGAAAGTTGTGAAAGAAGCGTCGATTGAATTACCAGCGTCTTTTGTTCCTTTTCCATATTCAGATCCATATACGAATACTTTTACGTCGCTAGCACTAGGAATAGTACCTGCCAAAGCAGCTAATACACCGTAAGTCTCTACAGTTACGTCGTTTCCGTTTACAGATTTAACATACGCTTTTTGTGTATCATAACCTTGTGAAACAACGATTGTCATTCCTGGGCCAATTAAGTGACCAGCAGGGAACGTTAATACTGTTCCAGCAGCGTTACATGCTACATCATCATAAGCGATATGTAGTCTTCCTTGCTCAGACCAAACTACTACATCTGATGCCATTGGCATCTCAGCTCCTACCATTCTTAAGAAACCGCTAATTGTTCTGTTTCCAAAACGCTCAACTTCTTTCTCATAAACTTCAGGTAAAAACTGTTGTGTAAAGTCTAGCTCAGCAACAGACAGATAATTGTCTCCAAATAAACCTTTGATAGGTCTTGGAGTTAAGTGTGCCAGATTAGCTAATGTATCTGGACTAGTTGCAAATGCCATAATTTTTAATTTTTAAAAGTTATTTACGAATTTTAATTTTAAGTTTTGACATGCTATCTGCGTCGCTTGGCACTGCTCTAACGGACCAGCCATTTGAAATATTAACTTTTTCGTGGGTCCCTCTCGGATCCATATCAATATTCTTTGCCTTTTCCATACTGTTTCGCATTGCGTCGGCTTTGCCTTGTTCATAAAAATGATTGGCAATTGCATCAGCATTCATAGCTGTAAATAGAGATTTGTGATAACCTTTTGCGTTTGACATTTGATTTTTTTCATTTAAGAACTTCTTAACAAAATTGTTAATGTCGCTTTGGTTTTCCTTAACACCAGCCGGATCTTTTACTTTAAACCTATATTTTTTGTCTCCTACATTGTATTCAAAACCTTTGAAATCTTTGTTGAAAACATTTTCAGTTTGCTGTTTAAAATGCGACTGACTATCATCAGCTTGTTGTTGTTCTTTTTTGTAACGGTTAAAGAACTCTACCGCTTTTTGTTGTTCAGGCAACAAGTTTGTTGATGCCTTAATATCATTATAATATTGAGATTTTAATCCCTCTAAATGTTTTTTAGCTTTAGCCGCTTCTTCTTTAAAAGCAATTTTTGCTTTTCTAACTTGCTTAGGCTCATCTAGCTCTTCATCATAGTTGAAATCTTCCATTAGAAGAGATATATCCTCTTGGTCTAAATGTGGTTTAGTTGTTTCGTAATATTCACGAATTAACTGTGCTTCATTTAGTTTAGAGTAATCGGTGTTTAGTTTAACATAATCACTTAAACTACCACCAGTTTCTTTTATAAATTCAATTACCTTATCTAATCCTTCTGGTAATTCAACTTGTGTTTTGCTTTCCGGTAATACTTCTTTTTGTTCCGGTGTGGGCTCGGTATCTTCATCGCTTCCCACCACTCCTGTTGGCTGAGCGTCGTTTTCTGCAGGGGTTTCATCGGTTATTTCTTCTAAGATTATTTCTTTTTCTTCGGTGTCCCGTACTTCTTCAACCACTTCTTGGCTGTCGCCCTCGTCTTCGGGTTCTCCGACAACAGCATCGCTGTCATCTGTGCTTTGCTCTTGAACGGCATTTTCTTCTGGTTTATTAAGTTTACCTAAATCTAATTTAATAGTGCCATCATCAGTGACTGATGCCCCTGTGTCTGGCTTTACTTCTTCCGCTGGTTTTTCAGCGGTTGGCTGTGTCTCCTCTACTGGAGTTTCTACAACCTCTTCTTGTTTTTCTGACATGATAAAATATTATATAATTATACATTACTATTATTACTTAGGGTCAAAGGAACCTAAGCCAATTCCGCCACCCACAATATCATTCCCGGAGGATTCAAAATTGTTTGGGCCATTGTTTTGTCTTTGATTAACAAGGTCGCTTTGTATTTGACCTTGCCTTTCTTGTCTTGCGTCTCGCGCAAGTTCTTTTCGGGACTCCATTTGTTGACGCTGTTGAGCATCAATTCCTTTGAGTTGCATATTGTATTCAAACTCTAATCCCATTAATTCTCTTTTAGCTAACACCTCTTCTTGAAGTTTCTTTATTTCTAAATCATTTTTAATTTTTTCTAATTGGGCGTCAGCTTGCAAAAGAGCTTGTTTTTTCTGGACCTCAGCTTGAGCGGCAACTTGTTGAGCTTGCGCGTTAGCTTGTGCTTGCGCTTGTATATTTTGTTGCTGCATTTGCTGGTCTCTTTCTTGCTTCTTTTTTCTACGCAGTTTTAAAACCTGATTAGCTAGCTTTAAATTAGGTATTTGTCTAATATCAATTGCATCATCCAAGTCAATTAAACCTGCTGATAACGCTGTTTGAATATTGTTTTCAAGCAATTGCTTTTGTTCTTCATCCGGCTCTAACTCTATATATATACCAAAGTCGCGCATATGCAAGTTACCCATTTCTTCTAAAGTACCAACGTTGTGACCACCTATTTTTTGTATAAAAGCATCCTTTGTAGGTGAATACTCTATAACATCTGAAACTCTTAGTGATAAACATTCTGCTAAATGCGACGTTATATATAAACCACTATCCAAAATATGTCTTGTTGCTGTATTTGAATTAGCCGCTGCTATTTTTTGTATACCTACTAAAGATCTTGAATCAGGTGTGCTGCCATCTCTTGCTTCATTTAATCCCGTCACATCTCTTATCATTTGTAAATAATAATTGTAAGTTTGAATTAATGACTGCATTTTTTGACCACCAGAGCCTGATTGTATTTCTTGGATAGGAATTTTACCTGGGTTCATATCCCCATCTTGTGTCATTGATCTACCAATAACGGAACCAGTTTGGAAGAACATGTTTAATGCCTCCTGCGGATTATAATTAGTTCCATTTCCTAAATCAACTTCAGCTAATCCATCAGCGTCTAAATATACCCCGTCTGGAACCAGCCTTGACATTACTTGTTGTAACTTTAAATGCGTTAGCTGTATCATATCTGCAAAACCAGTAATACGACTTACTAAAGATTCTATTTTGCCTTTGTACATACGAGGTGCGCACATACTATAGCTCATTAATACTTTTGTTTCATCGCTTTTAGGGCGCATCATATTCTTAGCTATTTCCCATTTTAGCAAATAATCTGTGCCTAATACTAAAACACCTTCGTATAAAACCTCTAAAGATCTAGACATTTTTCCAAATTGTTGTTCAAGCATTTCGACCGGTGGATCAAATTGGTCATCT